ATATTGAAACTCAAGCGCAACAACAGCAGGAGGGTGGAGAAGAACAGCAGCAGCAACAACATCCTCAAAATAATGGTAAAGAAGGTGATGTTGATGAAAATAGTAATCAACAAACTGATGAAAAATTTGCAGAAAAACCTGATATTCAAAATGGTTCAACAGATCCTTCTCTTAAAGAACCAGAAGTTCACACAGTTAATTCTCTTGAAGAAAAACTGAAAGATCTTATTGGAAATAATCTACAAGAATATACTTATGTTGAATTTCCAAAAGTAAATCTTGATACTATCATTGCACCTAATGATGAAATTCATTGCTGTATTGATGATTACTTTACAGAATTTGCAAAGAGAAGGAATTGTTCAGATGTTTATTCTGAGGTAGACAAAAAATATCAAGAGTTCAAAAAGTCTGCACAGAAAGAAGTCAACTATCTGGTGAAGGAGTTTGAGTGTCGCAAAGCAGCAGATTCGTATGCCCGTGCTACCACTGCTAGCACTGGTGTTCTGGACTGCACCAAACTTCACACTTACAAATATAACGAAGACCTGTTTAAAAAGGTAACTACTCTTGCTGACGGTAAGAATCATGGTCTTGTGTTTATTCTGGACTGGAGTGGTTCTATGGCAAACATTCTGGAGGATACTTGTAAGCAACTGTTCAATTTGATTTGGTTCTGTCGTAAAGTTTCTATTCCATTTGAAGTATATGCTTTTACGAATGAATGGAAGCGTCCTTACTTTGATTATCGAAAAGATGAATATGTAGAAGCACAACGGAAACCTCATTATGAAAAAAAGGAGGGACTTCTTTCAGTTGATGATTCATTTGCTATGATGAACATTCTTACCAGTAAAGTAACTGGAAAAGAAACTGAAAAGCAGATGATTAATATTTGGCGTATTGCTCAGTACTTTCACGATCATTATACAAACTATTCTATTCCAGAACGCCTTTCTCTTTCTGGGACTCCTTTGAATGAAGCACTTGTTTCAATGCACCAGATTCTTCCTAAGTTTCAACGGGAAAATAAACTGCAGAAAGTTCAGTGTATTGTTCTGACTGATGGTGAAGCAAACCCATTGACTCGTCATATTGAAGTAGAGCGTGGTAATGATGTTTATATTGGTCAGCGCCGTTTGAGTCCTTATTCTACTTTTGTGCGTGATCGTAAACTTGGAATTACATATCGAGTTGAAGGTGAATGGAGTAAGTTTACTGATCTTATTCTTCACAATCTAAAGGACAACTTTCCTTCTGTTAATTTCATTGGTATTCGTGTTCTTTCTCCGCGTGATGCAAATAGTTTTATTCGCATTCATACAAACTCTGAAGAATATTGCAAACTTCAGGCAAATTGGAAGAAGGAAAAAAGTTTTGTGATTCATAGTTCTGGATATGATGCATACATTGGCATCTCTGCATCCGAACTTGCTAATGGATCTGAATTTGATGTTGATGAAGGTGCAACGAAAGCAAAAATTAAGTCTGCTTTTGTTAAGAGTTTGAAGACTAAGAAACTAAATAAGAAAGTTCTTGGTGAATTTATTTCTCTGGTAGCATGAAAGAAAACTGGAAAGACATTGCAATTGCATCAGAAAAGGATCCTAAAGTCATTAAAATATTGCAAGAGGGTCCCAAATCTCTTTCACAGGCATATCTTCTCCAAGCTATGAAATATAGGTATGGACAGTTGAAAGACTGAACACTGGGGTCTTAAGACCCTTTCTTTTTGCCCTATAATAACTTCAGTTCAAACAAAGCAAATGGCACTGTCCTCTGACTACATTCGCACTTCTCTTCAAGCACTTTATGGTGAGACTGTAACCTCTGGCGACATTCGTGCGTGGTGTGCAATGAATGGTGCTAACTATCAGACTGTCACCAATAAACTGTCTGATTGTAAAGTCGGTCGTGGTAAATGGAACTTGGAAGTAACTAAAGAGACTGTGGAAGAACTTGAAGTTTCCTATAATGCTCCTGCAGCAATGCCTGCAATCGAACAAAACCTTATCCCTCAGAAAGATGATTCCTTCGTCAAGTTTGGCAATTTTGGGGACATTAAAAAAATCATTCAATCCCGTATTTTCTACCCTACATTCATTACAGGTCTCTCTGGCAACGGCAAAACTTTCTCTGTTGAGCAAGTTTGTGCCCAACTCAAAAGAGAACTGATTCGTGTCAACATTACTATTGAAACAGATGAAGATGATCTCATTGGTGGATTCCGCCTTATCAACGGCGAAACCGTTTGGCACAATGGTCCAGTCATCGAAGCCCTGGAACGCGGTGCGGTTCTACTGCTTGACGAGATTGACCTGGCTTCCAACAAGATTCTTTGCCTTCAATCGATTCTTGAAGGTAAAGGAGTTTTCTTGAAAAAAATTGGTAAGTGGGTAAATCCTAAAAAAGGATTCAATATCATTGCTACTGCCAACACTAAAGGTAAAGGTTCTGATGACGGTCGTTTCATTGGCACCAATGTCCTGAACGAAGCATTTCTTGAGCGTTTCCCTGTGACATTTGAGCAGTCTTATCCTTCTCCTACTACCGAGCAGAAAATCCTTGAAGGTGTTGCTCTGGACTTGGGTGTAGAAGACAAAGATTTCTGTAAGCGCCTGGTGGATTGGGGTGACATCATCCGCAAGACTTTCTACGATGGTGGTATTGAGGAAATCATCAGCACCCGTCGCCTGGTTCATATTATTCGTGCTTATAGTATCTTCAACGATAAGGCAAAAGCACTTCAAGTTTGTATCAATCGTTTTGATGATGAAACTAAACAGGCATTCATTGAACTGTATGACAAAGTGGATGCTGATTTCCAAATGCCTTCTGAAGAGTCGATTGACACATTCTAGTCGGTTTGATATAATTGGGGAAGGTAAAAATGAGCCTTTCCCTTTATTATGGATGAACATCCTTATGCTATCAATGATGGTATGCTCCCGTGGGGGCACAGCGATTATGAATTTTTGACTGCTAATCCAAATATGACTGATATTATTTCTAACTCTCCTGCAACTCCTTGGAAGTATAATGAAGAAGAGATTGTTAAAGAACTCCTTGAATACATCCGTGGCACTTATACGCAACACTATTCTGCAGGTGATGACAAGATTCAAACTCTTGATTTGATTGAAGCTTGTGGTGATGGTGAAGCATTTTGTCGAAGCAATATTCTGAAGTATGCTTCTCGATATGACAAAAAGGGAACTGCTCGCCGTGACATTATGAAGATTCTGCACTATGCTGTTCTTCTAATGAATTTCAATGACAAAAACGCACAACGCGAAATCTATCCTCAATGAAACTGAAATCCAACAATATGAAACTGTCTGATCGCACACTCAACCTTCTCAAGAACTTTTCTTCAATCAATCAGTCTATTCTCTTCAAAGAAGGAACTAAATTGAGGACAATCTCTGTGATGAAGAATATCCTTGCAGAAGCAAATATTTCTGAAGACATTCCCCGTGACTTTGGCATTTATGATCTGAATCAGTTCCTTAATGGTCTTAACTTGCATCAGAATGCAGAACTTGACTTTCAGAATGATGGTTATGTGGTTATCAAAGAAGGTCGATCTCGATCCAAGTATTTCTTTGCAGACCCTAATGTCATTGTGACTCCTCCAGAGAAGTCTATTTCTCTGCCTACTGAAGATGTATGTTTCACTCTTGATACTAATCAACTGGATAAACTGTTGAAAGCAGCAGCAGTGTATCAACTGCCAGACCTTTCTGCAGTTGGTGAAGCAGGTGTAGTCAAACTTGTTGTTCGCGATAAGAAGAACGAAACTTCTAATGACTTCTCTGTTATTGTCGGTGAAACTGAAAGTGAGTTCTCTTTCAACTTTAAAGTTGAGAATATTAAGATTATTCCTGGTTCTTATGAAGTAGTTGTATCCAAGAAACTGTTGTCTCGTTTCAAGAGTACCCAATATGATCTGACTTACTATATTGCACTCGAACCCGATTCTACATTTGAATGAGGTATATTGTGAGATATCAACTTCCAGGTGATACTCGTTACCTGGAAGTAACTGTTGAGGCAAATAACCAGTGTCATGCGACAAAAGTTGCTCAAGCACAAATTCCCTCTGCTAAAATTGTTGGTGGTCCGCAACCTGTGAAATGAAAGACTGGAAAAATGTATTTGAAAATCTTACAGAAAAAGAAAAACGCAATCTTGCAATTCTTCGAGTATTAGAATGTACTAATGGTATTATTCAATATTCTTATCGAAGGAATGATCCGTGGGCACTATCTATTGAAGATACTAGAAAATCCATGAAGTTTAGCATGTCCTGTATTAAGAATATGCAAATTCCTCTTAAAGAAGAAACAATTACTTTCGGTGATGATCTTGCAGAAACTTTCGGACAAATTCGTGATTTGTATGTGAGTGGAACAAAGAAAGGGAATAAAGAAGACTTTTCTGAATTCATGCGTATCTCTTCTATTATGATTAATGTTCTTGGAAAGGAGAGAATTTTAGAAGCACAAAAAGTTTTATCACAACAAATATGCGACATTCCCCCAGACAAACTACAATGGGGTGTGGATTATATGATGCAATTTATAGTTGATGAAACAAAAAACAATTCCGATTGATGTTGCAATGAGAGTATTGGGCAGCATTCTTGTGATTGCTGCTTATTTTATTGTTTTGCATGTAAGTGTAACATTTGGAGTAATTTTACACTTTGTTGCAGACTTTATTTCAGTTCCTTACTTTGTTAGGACAAAATCTTGGGATGTGGTTATTATGCTTACATTCCTGTTGATAATTTCTTTATCAAAATTGTTATGAACATTTTTGTCACAAGTTCAGATCCTTGGGAATCCGCTAGGGTTCTTCCAGACAAACACATTGTTAAAATGCCCCTAGAGACTTGTCAGATGCTTGCTATTGTTGCTTCTGATAAATGGGGACGTGGGTTCGGCACTCTTCCCAAAGCAGACGGTACTCCCTATGCGACTGAGAAGGGTGCTTTTCGCAATCATCCCTGCACTATCTGGGCAAATGAATTTGTGATGAATTGGCAATGGTTGCTTGAACATGGCATTGCTCTCTGTGATGAGTACAAGATGCGTTATGGTAAGGTCCATACTTGCTTTCGTACCTTGATGGTAGCAAAGGATATATTCCCTTCAGGAGACCCTACAGGGCGTTCTGGGAAGGGTCCTACACCCTTCGTAAGGGCAATGCCTGACGAGTACAAACTTGACACAAGCATCTCCACCTTTGATGCTTACAAAATGTATATTGCATCTAAACCGTGGGTGTGCGATAATTATCTTCGTATCCCCGACCGTAAACCTGACTGGGTATAATTATGAATCGTAATGAATTTCTTTGGGTCGAAAAATATCGTCCTAAAACTATTGACGAGTGCATTCTTCCCGATGCTACCAAGAAGACTTTCAAAGACTTCCTAGATAAAGGTGAGGTTCCTAATCTTCTTTTGTCTGGACCTCCTGGTGTGGGTAAAACCACTGTTGCAAAAGCACTATGCCACGAACTTGGAGTTGACTATTATGTCATTAACGGATCTGACGAAGGACGGTTTCTGGACACGGTACGGAACCAAGCAAAAAACTTTGCATCGACCGTCTCACTTTCTTCGACTGCAAAACACAAAGTCATCATCATTGATGAGGCAGATAACACAGGGAACGATGTTCAACTCCTCCTACGGGCTAATATTGAGACGTTTTATAACAACTGCCGATTCATCTTCACCTGCAACTACAAAAACAAAATCATCGAACCTCTCCACTCTCGATGTGCCGTTGTCGAGTTTGGAATCAAAGGAAAAGAAAAAGCACAAATTGCTGCAGGATTCTTCGGTCGTCTCAAACAAATCCTGGATGCAGAAGGTATTGAATATGATAACAAGGTCTTGGTAGAACTTATCAATAAGCACTTCCCAGATTGGCGTCGTGTTTTGAATGAGTGTCAACGATACTCAACTAGTGGTAAAATTGACTCTGCTATTCTTGCTACTTTCTCTGATGTTTCTGTAAATGACCTCATTAAAAACCTCAAGCAAAAGAACTTCACTGAAGTCCGTAAGTGGGTTGTTAATAATCTGGACAATGATTCTGGGGTATTGCTTCGTCGTATTTACGATGCTCTTCTTACATCCCTTGAAAACAATAGCGTTCCTGCTGCTGTGCTTATTGTTGCTAAGTATCAGTATCAGATTGCCTTCGTTGCTGACCAAGAAATTAACTTCTTGGCGGCACTAACTGAAATTATGGTAGAATGCGAGTTTAAGTAATTAATTTAGAACTATGAACGTAAAACTATTTCGTATTATCACTGGTGAAGAAGTCGTTGCAGAACTTCTTTCCGAAAACGACACAACCGTGACTGTGCAGAATGGTCTGGTTGTTCTTCCCACAGGTCAAAGTGTTGGATTTGCTCCATGGGCAACTGTGATTGATGAGGATAACTCAGAGATCGTTATGTCCAAAACTCATGTTGTTTACATTGCAGAAGTTAATTCTAGTGTGAAGAAAAAGTATAATGAACTTTATGGAAGTAAATTGATTACTCCTGATGAAAAGAAACTGATTCTCTGATTATGAAAAAGAAAAAACAGCATCAAGTAAAATCCAGATTCTATTATATTTTCTGGGGAACTGCTACAGTAGCAGTAGTTTTTGGACAAATTTATGTTGGAAGTGGGTATCGTATGATGTCTGAAAGTTTTAACAGACTTATTGATATTGCTACTGAAAAAGTATATTATGAAGAATATGAATGCGAATTTGAAATCTTTTAAGAC